CCTGAGAAGGTGCATCATGAAATATCTAATATGTTATCTAAGGGCGTCAACTACATTGACGCTTTAATTGAATATGCACGTCAGAATGACTTAGAAATAGAAGCAGTCGCTGACATCGTTAAGAAGTCCTCAATACTAAAAGAAAAAGTAAGAACTGAGGCAGTGAAAATGAAAATGGTGGTTAAAGATGAGAGAGACATCACGGAGTTATGTGAATAAAGAAAGTTTTGATGCGTATCGTATGTATCAAGCAATGCACAGACACTTCAACATTGACAAATTCGACTTCCATAAGTACCAAGGTAGAACAAATGCTAAGGTGGAAAGTTTTAGAACACGGAATGACGTGTACTCATTCTATCGCTTATCAGAAGAAGATAACATCGAAGAACTTTTATTAGCAAACCTTCTCCACAATAAGAATGCGTGGGTAAGGGACATAATCTCAGATGAGGGAAAGCAACGTTATACAGAATGGCGTCGTAAGAACGAATCTTTGACAAGGGTGGTAAAGGATGATCTGAACAAACTAAATGATGATTGGCAATCCAACTTCGTTTCAGTTAAAGGACAGCATCCCATTATCATGTCATTATATCTACAAAAGCAAATAACGATAGAGACATTTACAATTCTAACCCATGTTGCAAATATTTTTGGTTATTGGGAGAAGAATTTGCTTGACAAAATCGTAGCTTATGATATAATTAAACGATCAAGAAAATACAGACCTTTCTTGAAAATAGATGAAAAAAAGTTCAAGAAAATCATTCGAGAACACTTTTTCTGATATAAATAAGCAGTGGACTTAGTTCACTATACATCGCAATATAACATACACAACGCTATAAAAAGCAAAATTAGGAGATACAAATCATGGATTTTGATACACTAAAAAAGAACCGTTCAAACTCATTGAACAAACTAAACTCACAGCTTGAGAAAATTCAAAGCAAGAGTTATTCAGACCCCAACGAAGGTAAAATGTGGAAGCCTACACGCGACAAAGCGGGTAACGGTTTCGCAGTAATTCGTTTCCTACCAGCACCAAGTGGAGAAGACTTCCCATTTGTACGCATTTGGGATCACGGTTTCCAAGGACCCACAGGTCAGTGGTATATCGAAAACTCTTTGACAACATTGGATCGTGATGATCCTGTATCAGAGTACAACAGTAAGTTGTGGAACTCTGGCGTCGAAGAAGACAAGGCAGAAGCACGTAAGATGAAACGTCGCTTGAAGTATGTCTCTAACATCTTGGTGGTTTCAGACCCATCAAACCCACAGAATGAAGGCAAGGTATTCTTGTATCAGTATGGTGCAAAAATCTTTGGTAAACTTCAAGAACTTCTGAACCCACAGTTTGAAGATGAAACTGCGGCTGACCCATTCAATATGTGGGAAGGTGCTAACTTCCGATTGAAGATTCAGAAAGTTGCTGGTTATCCTAACTACGATAAATCAGTCTTTGATACACCATCTGCAATTTCAGCGGATGATGAAGAACTGAAGCGTATCTACTCGCAAGAGCATTCCTTACAGGAATTGGTCGATCCAAAGAACTTCAAGTCATATGATGAGTTGAAAGCAAAGTTCTATCGGGTGCTTGCACTAGATCAAGCCGCATCAACACCTTCTACAGCGGCTGAGGTTGATGATTTAGATATGTCTAGCTTTGGTGGTAATTCACCAGAACCGACACTAAGCGTAATGCCAGAGGCACAAGCTTCTGCGCCTTCAATGTCCATGAACGACGACGATGATGATGATCTGTCAATCTTCAAGGAACTAGCGAATGGCTAACAAAGTCTATGAAGAGGTTTTAGACTTTGACTTTGGCTTCAGCTTTATTGATGAAGAACTTCAAGAGAAAGAAGATGAAGCCAAAGAAACACTCAAGAAAGTCAGTAGTGAGAAGACTTCGTTAGAAGATGAACTAACGGATGCTAAACTCAAGGCTGACGATCTTGAGTATCGTTTAGAACTATTATTTAAATCGGTAACACCGTTCTTAGACAACTTATGTAGGAACTCTGAGAAATCAACAATCTATTGGCCTGATCGCGTAAGTAAGATTGAGGCTTATAAAGCAAAACTAAAAACTATCGTAGAGGGAAGTTGATATATAATGAATGATTTATTGAACACAATCGTAAAGAATAGTACGATTAAAATGACTGCCCCTATCACAAAGTCTAAAGTATACGGCAAGAAAGACATGGCTCCTACTCAGGTTCCTATGGTCAATGTTGCTTTGTCTGGACGTATTGATGGTGGTTTGACACCAGGACTGCTAGTTCTAGCAGGACCTTCTAAACACTTTAAGTCAGCATTTGCCCTACTTATGGCAGGTGCTTTCATGAAACGGAACCCAGACGCAATTCTGATGTTCTTTGACGCAGAGTTTGGAACACCACAAGCCTACTTCGAAAGTTTTGGCATTGATATGGATCGTGTAGCACACATTCCAATCACAGATGTTGAGCAATTGAAGTTTGAGATTATGCAACAGCTTGATAAGATTGAGCCTAAGCATCATGGTAACATTGTTATCGTTATCGACTCTATTGGTAACCTAGCTTCCAAGAAAGAGGTACAAGATTCACTTGATGGCAAATCAGTTGCTGATATGTCAAGAGCCAAATCTATTAAGTCTCTATTCCGTATGGTGACACCACACCTTAACCTTAAAGACATCCCATTGATTGCGGTTAATCACACGTATCAAACACAAGAGATGTACTCTAAGGCTGTTGTGTCTGGTGGTACTGGTATCATGTACAGTGCGGATACTGTTTGGATTGTTGGACGTCAACAAGACAAGGTAGGTACTGAAATCCAAGGCTATCACTTTGTTATTAACATTGAGAAGTCACGATATGTACGAGAGAAGAGTAAGATTCCAATCTCTGTATCGTGGGACAGTGGTATTATGAAGTGGTCTGGTCTTATGGAAGTTGCTGAGAAAGGTGGCTATTTAAACAAACCTAAAGTAGGTTGGTATGAAGCTATTGATCCAGAAACTGGTGTTGTACTCTCAGATAAGTTGATGAGAGCAAAAGAGATTGTTGACAACAAAGACTTCTGGATGAAGATGTTTGAAGAAACAAACTTTGGCAAGTACATTAAAGATTCGTTTACTATTGGTGCATCAGGTGCTATCATGCGTGACGATGAAGTAAGTGCAGAAGTTATCGACGAACTAATCGACGATACAGAAGAATAATTTCCTTGACATTACACGATTTGTGTAATATTATAATCTTTAAGATGGCGGCTAATTTCATTGGTCGCCATTATTTAACTTAGCCGTATGGAACGTTTATATGATAGAAACAACAGTATTATCCAACTTAGTATTTAACGATGAGTTTTATCGTCGTGTTTACCCTTACTTAAAATCAGATTACTTTGAAGACCAAAGTGTAAAGAAAGTGTTTTCTGCTTATACATCTTATGTGGACGAATACAATGATGCCCCATCTATTGAGGCACTTAAAATATCTGTAGATAAACGCAAAGATATGAATGAAGACACTTACAAGCAAGTGATGCATACACTTGATAGTCTTAAGCGTGACCCAGACACTAATACTGATTGGCTTGTTTCTGAAACAGAAAAGTTCTGTCAAGACAGAGATTTGTTTAACACAATACGTAAAGCAATCCTTGTAATTGATGGCGAAGATAAAGAATTCGATAAGGGTGCGTTACCTCAAATGTTGACTGACTCGTTAGGTGTTAGCTTTGACACATCTATCGGTCACGACTATCTTGAGGATTATGAATCTCGTTATGAATTCTACCATCGTAAAGAAGAGCGCACACCCTTTGATATAGATATTCTCAATAAGATTACTAAGGGTGGTTTACCACGCAAGTCTATGACTGTGTTGTTAGCAACGACTGGTGGTGGTAAGTCATTAGTAAAATGCCATGCGGCGGCTTCTGCTTTAATGATGGGTAAGAACGTCATGTACATCACTATGGAGATGGCAGAAGAACGCATCTCAGAACGTATTGATGCTAACATGATGGGCGTTCGTGTTGATGAAATCAAAGACATGGACAAAGATACATACGCTAAACGTATGGGTAGAATTACATCTAAGACAACAGGTAAACTTATTGTTAAAGAATACCCTACAGGTTCAGCACATGCAGGTCATTTTCGTCATTTACTCAATGAACTCAAAATGAAACGTAACTTCAAACCCGATATTATTATGATTGATTATCTAAACATCTGTGCTTCATCTCGTATTAAAGGTGCGGCGGCGGCAAACTCTTATACTCTAGTCAAGTCTATCGCTGAAGAAATTCGTGGTTTGGCTATGGAGTTTGATTGTGCGATTGTAACATCATCTCAGTTCAACCGTGATGGTTATGGCAACTCTGATGTTGATCTAACCAATACTTCTGAATCTATGGGGATTACCCATACAGCGGATTGCATCTTGGGCTTGATTACATCTGAAGAACTAGATGATTTAGGTCAGTTGATGTTCAAACAACTCAAGAACCGTTGGGGTGATATTAGTTGGTATAGAAGGTTTGTTGTGGGTATTGATAGAGCTAAGATGCAAATCTTTGATCTTGAAGACTCAGCACAGTCTGGTATTCAACAAGGTCAGT